CGGCATCACGCGTTCAGGATCCAGCACGTACAGTTCCGTAACTACCCCGCGACCATCCCGGCGCTTCAGGATGTAGGCATTTCCTTGGGTCAGCTTGGTGATAATCCAGTATTCGCGGAACTGGGCCGGCGTCTGAAAGCCGTTTGGCTTGCGCAGTACCGGGTCGTAAGTCGAGTTGCTCACTTCGGTCCACACGCCATTAGCATCTCGGCTTCGCAGCGAAAAGGGTAGCTTCCCGATGTCCGACGAGATGCGATAGATGCACGCATACAGCGTCGGATAGGTGATCAGATCTCCTCGCCTCTCCTCAATGTTGCGCTGCCATGCGCCCGTGAATGGCTCCAGAATGCGCATCCATCCATGCCGCACGTGATTTACGGCCTCAAGGCTTTTCTTGCGCGTGATAGAGAGCCCGAAAACTTTCACTCGGCAGCCCCACGCAGCGCTGCACGCACCTTAACGGCGCCTGCCTTGTGATGCACCTTGACACCTCGGTCGTGCGCCAAAGCGTGCAACTCGGCAAGGTCCATGGCATCTAGATCAGGTGTTGCGACCTCGCCGGACGCAGGGGTTCCGACGAGAGGCGTCGGTATCGTTGGCTGCGATGGAGGAGCAGCCGTCATATCGCGCGTCATGTACGTACCACGGCCGACCTTCTTCAGAATTTCGGCATATCGACGGGGCATCACCTGTTCGCGCCCGCCTTTGTGGATAAATGTGACCTTGGACATGGATTCTCCTGTCTTCTTGCAGAAGGGGCCTCCGAAGGGAGGCCTCTTGAGCCAGCGGACTGGTTATGCGCCCCAGCTAACGCCCGACAGATAAGCAACTGCCTGCGGGCGGCGCTTCTGCCAGCGCACATACCGTTCTGCGCGGATAGCGAGTTGGTTGGTTTGGAACATGGAAACCAACTGCGCCGCGGTAGGCGTTGCCGTTGCAGCGGCGTCATCCAGGAAGATGGTTGCCTCGCGCGAGATGTCGATATTCACCTGACCATCGTCTGCGAGGTAGATCTCGCTAGCGAATGCCAGGATGAACAGCGAACCACTCGAGTCAGCCGGCACATAGTTGGAGATGATGACGGGAACGCCATCAATCGAACCAGAGCCGTTGACGCGCACGTCGGGAAACTCGCGTGCACCAAGCGGATTACGCATCAGCGACAGAGCGCGGGCGGTCTTGGAGTCGGTGATGTACACCGCCGTACCCGTGGGAAGGTTGGTCGCATCAGCCGTTGCCCACAGTGCGGCGATGTCGGCCCGAACGCCGTCCGCGTCGGTACCCGACGAAGGGATTGGCGTCACGCCGTTCGTCACCGATGCAGGCGACTCACCAGCGCCCGTACCTGCGGCCTTCGCGGGGTCCACGAAGTCCACGTCCATACGCTCAATCACCGCTTCCGAAAGGTCATCGCGGGTCAGCTGCACAATGGCGGGGTCGCTGAATCGCTCCAGTTCTTCCGTCACAACAGAGATCGCCGCGATCTTCGCCCACTTAAGCTCGGCAGCGGCGTAGCCAGCGGCAGTAACCGGCTTGCGGTAGCCTTCACCGACCCACTGAGCCGTGCCTGCCGTGGTCTTGCCGGGGATGCGCACGTTGAACGGCACACGGCGCAGGCCCGGGATGCCACCGACGCCGAATTGACCGACGATGGTGCGCGGGCGCAGGAACTCCAGGAACTCGCTGGTGAGGTTCTGGTAGTCCACCAGAGCACCGGCCCAGGTTGGGCTGGTGGTGTTGCCGGCGGCCACAGCTGCCTTCATGACGTTCTGCAAGCGAACGTCGTTGCCGAACTTGTTCTCGGCGAACGACTTGGCGCTGTTGACATCGCCCTTGGCGGCGAACATAGATAGGGCGAAGCGAGCGAAGCCCAGACCGGGCTCATCGTTCTTGACGGTCTTCACCACCGCAGGGGCACCACGGCTTCCACCGAGCGCAATCTTTCCCGACTTCTCTTCCGGTTCGATGGCCTTGGCACTTGCTTTGTCTGCAGCCTCGACATCCGCCATGCGCGAGAAGCGCGCAATGTCGTCGTCCAGCCGCTTGATCTCGCCACCCAGGGTGTCGAATTGTTCCGCTTCGCCCGTATCCATGGAACGACCTTCTTCCATCGACTTGCGCGAAACCGCCTCTTGTTCTGCCGACTTGGCAGAACGGGTCGCCTTTAGATCGGCAACGTGTTCAGCAAACGTCTTCATGACGTCTCCTTTCAGAAATAATGAAAAAGCCGCCTCTAGGGCGGTTCAGATGTCAGGTAGCCGCCTCGCGCGCGGCTCGTTAAGGCTGATCACTGCGGCCTGCGTGCAACGGCAGGCGGCCGATCAAAAGTCAGGCGCGGACCAGTCGGACGGCGCCGTTAAGATTCTTTTGCTGCTCGATACTCTTGATTAGCGGTACCGATTGAAGTTGGGCGGCCCTAGCGTCCAGCGACCGAATCTGTTGAAGGACTTCGCCGGGCAGCATGCCGCCTTCTGGCAGCGACTTGTACGCGTGCACCAAGGCATCCGGATTGGCGGGCACTCCTACGAGAGATAGTTCCAGCATCTCCCACTTGAGATAGCGCAGGCCGCCAGTCTGAAGCATCTCCACAGCGTCATCCAGAGGGTTGAAACCGATGCTGACCGCTTGCAGCAGGCGGTACTTCACGGAATGCCATGCTTCATTCACTCGGTCGCGCACCGTGCCCTCTTCCTTCACGTCGGGAATCGAAGCCTCGAACGGCACGCCCGTTTTGGTGGGGCGGCCAAATTCGACATGCCCCACCGGCTTGTCGTGCTTGTGGTACAGGAAGAGATTTACGGGGCCGCGTTGCGTCATCCCCATCGGCTCGACTACATCACGCACGCGGTCGGGCGTCGGAGTCGTTGCAGTTCCAGTCAGGATGCGTCGCTCATCGTTGACCGCCTTGACCTCGAAAAAGCTGTATGCCCTCATTTCTGCCTCGCTTCCATCTTGGCGAGCATGGCTTGAGCCTTCTCGCACATTTTTGTCATGCCGCGCCGACATAGCCACGCGACCAGCTTCCGTTGACGGTTGATGCAGCCTTGGCACATGTCAGCCTGCCGTTGCCAGAATGAGTTTGCGCGTCGGCGCCTGCTCTTGAGGCATCGCCGCCACCGCCATTGCCAGCGAAACCATGCCGTCAATCCGGCCTGACGATTTCGCCTTCGTAAACTTTCGGTTTCCGGCCGGATCCTGGACGACTGCAGCGTTCATCGCGCACATCGTCAGCACCGGGTGTTCGCCGTGCTTCAGCTTGGCTCCGAGCAATCGCGCTTCCAGTTCGCGCAGCGCCGGGCTCATCGACATAAAGCCCTGGCCAAACTCAACGAACTTCTTCAGTTCATCTTCGGTAAATCCGACACGAACTAGCCAGGGCGTGAGAAAGCGCATCATGGCGCGGTCAAAGGCCAGCGCCACCACGTTGCAGGTGTCGAACACCTTGCGCAACTCATGTGCAATGAATTCGTACTCGATCGCTCGACCCGGCGTGGTCAGGAGCAACCCTTGATCCGCCCACACGTCATACGGAACCCGATCATTCCGAGATTTCTCGGCTAGCCCTTCCTCGGGCAGCCAGAAGCTCGGGTGAACGTCACCTTCGTCCGACACTAGCACCAGCGCCGTCAAGTCGGACACACTGGACAAGTCGAGACCGCCGTAAACCGTCTTGCCGGCCAGGTTCCCTGGCTGCGCGCCGTTCTCTTCCCAGATCGCCCGAGAGACAAACGGGTTGTGCGCCTCCACACGCTGATTCAGGATCAGGTTTCGGTACGAGTTCTCCCGGCTAGGCATGCGCTTGGCGTCTGCTGCTTGGCGGCGCACCTCGTCCTTGTTCATGAAGTCATCAAAGTGCGGGTTAGCCGCCCTAATTGCTTCATCCGAGAACGCTTCCAACTCCAT